CGAATAAAGAGACTTGCCTAGCACCTTTTAAAATCCTATGTTCGACGTATAGGTCACCTTTGACCATGATCTAACCTAAGGATATAACCCAGATCAAAAACTACTCTTAAAACAAAAAAAGCGCATGACATAGCCATACGCTTTTTTATAGACCAAGCCCAAATGAGTTTTCAACTTGGCGGACGATCTCTCAAAGGGCTTAGAAAGATTTATTCTTATGAAACTCTATACTAAAGAAGCGTCGAGTTCAATCTTTAAAATAAGCCTTCATTGATTCGGGAAATAGTTCGAATAACTTCGCTTTGATTTGCTGCGCTACGATAGCCGTCTCGGGTTGAGCGTGTTTATCGTCTCTAAGCCGAATGAACTTAACCCAGTTCAAAAGATTACCGGTCATATAGAAGCTAGTCATAGTACTTTGAGGTAATACCGCGCGAGCGAGTTCGCGCGAAACGCCGGCTTCTAAAAGCTTATGATATGCTAACCAACTCGCTTCGATCGCTTGTTCATAAATCTTTTGTAAGACCTCATCGTCTTTTAATTCGCCGGCGCTACACTGGCGATTATCTACCGCTTGCTTTCTAAGTTTGGAAGGTGACCAAATGGAAAGATCTTCGCTCGTATATCTTCGGCTTACTTCATTATATGAGAATGTTCTATGACGCATAATTTGACGAGCGACAAAGATCGGAACGTCTAATATAAAGGTCGCTGAACAGTGTTCAAACGGCGACGTATGTAAATTAGAAGCGAGATAATTAATCAGCTTCTTATCTCGATCGGTCATAGTCTCTTGATCGTGATTATGTTTAGCGAACGATACCCGAGCCGAATCGACGACTCTTTTATCGTTTCCCATAGAATCAACTAATTCCGCTTTAATTTGCTTTATCATGGTAACCATTCTCTTACATTTGGGTCTAAGATAACTTCATTCGGGTCTTTTTGCTTTATGACCTTTTTACCAGCGAATAATGAAAGCTCGTTTATAACCGCGGTTTGAAGTTCGAAAAGGTGATCATTTTTTAATTGTAGTTGAATTTGAGCGTCTCTAAGTCGAGCGATCAACGCGGCTCGATCCGCGTCGCTTTTAGCGAGCTTGTCTTTTAGTTCCTCAACTTCGGAAGGATCACGGCCGGAAGCTATAGCGAGCATACTTGAAATACTTCCGGTAATAACACCTAGTATACCGACTAGAACATCGCGGTTTTCGTCGACGATCTTAACGTAAGTCAAAAACAGTATTAAGCAAACGACTATGATTAGGAAGACAACGCTAAACCACCAGCCGCGCTTTGACTTTTGATCTTGAATTATTTCTTTGTTTGTTCTTTCGTCTTCGTCATTCATAAGCTGATCAACTTTTCAATAATTGTTATAACCGGGTCGAGTAGTTCTAATAAATCATCGATCCAATAAAAGCAAAAGTCTAAGCCGTTGATCATTCTTAAACGCTTATCGATTACGATCGGCGCGAGTACGCTTAGAGCATAACAAGCAAAGATCAAAGCGGTTCGATTTGCTATCCAAGTAATATGTTCTTTAAGCGCTCGATCTCGCATACGCGATTTAATCCGTTTTGCACCGCCGAGCCGCTTAACTTTATCGTTACCCTTCGGCGGTTGAAGTGATTCGATAGTAGAACCAACAGTATAAACGATTTGAGTTTCGGCGACTCCTTTAAATCGATATTCGCCGGCTAAAGCGTATCGAGTACCTTTCGGCGTAAATGTATTAGTTCTATGACGAACGGCTTTCATCGCTTCTTTAGTAAGCAAGACTTGACCGGCTCCACATAACGACATAGTTCGCGCTGCTATGTTTTTTGATATGCCTTCAAGTTCGATCGACTTAGCGCCGGTCATAGTAAAGAGTTCATCTTGTTGAACCTCGATTACTGATCCGTAATGAATACCGATCCGGCATTGAAGCTTTGTTTTGTTTGGTATACTGGCTTGGTAATGCAAAGCGAAATTAACCGCATCGATCGGACGTTCAAAGCTCAACATAAAACCGTCGCTTCGATCGATCTCTCGGCCTTGAAACTTATAAAGTAAAGAACGCGTTAAGCGGTCGTGATACTGTAACCATTCGGCGGCCTTCCGAGCGCCGACCTTTTGAACGAAGCTGGTCGAGCCGATAAGGTCCAGTAATACGATCGCTAAGTAACGTTCCGTGAATTGCATTTAATCAAGTATCTCGCTTGGGTCTATATCGCCCGGGTCTTTTAGTTGTTCGATACAATTTTGTAGAGCCTTTTTTGCAGTCTTTAAGAACTTTTCTTCGTCGCTTCCGATAAGATCGTAATCAGTAAGAAGATGACCCATTTTTCTTCGTCGATGAATGCAATGATACCATACAATGACTTCTATAGATCCGTCCTTTTTTTTATTAGCGTCTAAATCGGCTTCTTTACCGGTTATATCTTCAAGTTCACATAATAGTAAAACCGCTTCATGCTTAATGCTTTCGATTTGATCAATCATTTAACTTCCTCCTCTAATAAAACGGCGACTTGTAAAGTAGGAGCAAATCTACATAAGCCTTTAGATTCTCGTTTTTTACTTTTTCTTTCATAAATTGCTACTGTATCGCCTCTCTGACTCGCCGGCGGCTTAGGCCAATGACTAAAACAAACTTGATGAGTAAGACGCTTTTGTTTCATTTTTTGTGTCGATTCCATAGATCTACCGATTTCTTTGTATTCAACGCTTATCGGCGTTAACCAGTTTTCCCCAAAGGATTCTAAAAGCTCGGTCGGCGGTTGCCGGGACGACTCCGTTTCCGAGTAACTTAAGTTCGTCAATTCGACTATGTACGGATTTACACAAGTCGCCATAGTCCAACCGGTCGGAATACCCATTAGCATTTCTACCCACCTCGGATTCAAAAATATTCCTTTTTTGTTTGTCGGGTTCGTTTGTTTTGGAAGATCTTCCGTTAATCCTTTGTAACTTCGGCCTTCCGCTCCCTTCCAATCCCGAGCTTGTATAGTTCGCCAAAACTCGACTTGATTCAAATTTAAATTGTTTCTCACCTCGTCGCGCTGGCCATGCATCTTTAAAACTTGATCTTGATTCGATAAGCTTATTAATGATTTCGATTCCGTATTGTTTAAGGTCATTTCGTACACCGAGAATAAATACTCGTTTTCTTGTATGCGACGCTCCGACTTCACTCGCTGAGAATACGCTTGCCGTTGAATAGTAACCCAGTCGTTCCATTTCTCGCAAGACATGAAGCAAAACGGACGTTCCTTCCGGGTCGCTCCAATTTTCGCCCTTGAGCTTTGAACTGATAATTCCTTCGACGTTTTCAAAGAAAATAATGGGAGGTCGCTGTAATCGTTTGATTCCGTCGGCGATGTACGGCCACAAATGCCTTGGATCTTCGTCGCCTTGTCTTCGTCCGGCTGCACTAAATGGCTGGCAAGGGAAGCCGCCCGAGAGTATATCCACTCGGTTACTAAATCGTTCCCATTCGAAAGTTTTAAGATTCGTCCAAATAGGCGCTACGTCGAGCAAGTTCGCTTCAATCTTGTTAACCAAGTTTTCGACCGCGTAGGCTTCGATCTCCACATAAGCGACCGTTCGCACATTTCCGAGAGTTCGTTTAAGTCCGAGATCGATTCCACCATATCCGGTGCATAAACTGAGGTGATTAAGTTTTTCGGAATTACCCACATTTAAAGTCCTTAAAAGTTTACTGTTTTACCGCCGCCGGTTGATACCTTCCGACTTTTATTTTCACCGCTTGACCGCTTAGTATACTTACGATTATCGACGGTCGTATCATTCCAATTAAAGATTATGCAATCATAGCGAAGCGCGTCTAAAGGGTCTTCTCGACCGTCCTTAATCGGCTTCTCGTTCTTATCCCAGGCATAACTTAGAATAGCTTTACGAAGTGAGTTCCCTGAAGCTTTTTCGCCGCGCTCCCAAACTTCGCGAGTAATCATATAGCGCTTTTGTGCGAAGGCTCTTTTAAGCCGTTGAACGCCGTTTAGTATATCAATTCGAATCGGGTCGTTAGTATACCTTAACGCCATACCTAAACCCTTCGGCGGTGCCGATCGCATAGCCCGAAAAGCCGAAGCGCCGGTTTGATCGTTTCTAGCTCGGCCGGCTTTATCGGCTACGCCAGTATCTAACCAAATTTTAGGAGACGGCGCTTGATCTTTTAATTCACGCGGCCACGCGACCGAGGTAATCAATCGGGCTAACTGTTCGGTCGTTACTTCCTTCGGGTTGAACTCGGCACAAATAACCGAAGCGTTAAGTCGTTCGTCGTGTACTATGATCAAAACACTAGGCTTTCTAAATCCCCAGTCAATGGCGATTCGACCGGTCATAGATTCATCATACTTCCAATTATCTATTACGAGCGATTCGCT